CTGATCCAGAAGGATCAAAAATAACACGAACACGTCCTCTATGATATTGGGTAGCAATAAATCTAAATCGAAATATAATATCGCCTCTCCATTGAGCAAACAATTGAGCGGTGAATGCCATTGGTGTCATATACAATTTAGCTTGAGTTAAAGAATCCATATCAAACATGTCTGGTGTAACAGCTGATTGAAATAACAATTTATCAGTAGTATCAGCTGAAGACCATGTTGTGGTACATAAATATGATTCCCTACCTACCAAATGCTGAATATTCAATTCATCAATTGGGGGTAAGCCAACAATCCGTGGATCAATTGACAATTCATTTTTAGGATCGATTGTCATTTTCTCAACCGGATATCCTTGTTCTGTTGAAGACAAAACTGGAAGTGGTTGATTTCTAAATGGCATTGTATCTGATATAACTGGTGTATTACAATAACCTAATTTTGAAGCTATAGCAGAAACACCCTCCATACCCATTTGGGTTGCTGTTGCATAAGGCTTAATAATAGGAATTTTTGTTAAAGCTTTAGCAGCAGATGCAATTGCAGATGCAACAGATGATACTGGACCTTTACCATACTCATCTTTAGATTGTTGAAGCAATCCAGCTGTAGGACCAGATACAACAACATTTTCCGCCCATGCATAAACAGTTACAGTAACACCAGTACCAACGGCACCACTTGCACTAACTAATTCAGTAATATTTGTAAATGACAAAGTACCCATATCAAGAAAATCTTGATTGGATACAGTTGAAATATAATTTTTATACAAAAAGAAAGGTAACATCATTTCACCTCCTTCATTATTTTGTGGATAAATCCACAAATGGGGACGCTGAGATAATGGAATAAAATACCTTGTTGCTAAATCATTAACTATAGTATTACTTTTAAAATTGGGCAAAGGCAAATATGATACCAAAGATGCACCATAATAAAACGGAGAGGCATTGACCATAATCTTAAGTTTAAGATCACACCGTAACCATGCATAATTAAGTAATTTACTTGCTATAGTGGTATTGGCAAAAAACAATTGCCAGGGAGAAATAGAAGTTGTAGTTCCTATAGCATCTGTCTCATTCCAAGTATAAGAATAAATCCTTACAGGACGAGACAGAAAATTTGCTAAATCCACATTAGGAGTAGCATCAGCTATAGAAGCTGCGGGATGAGAAGCTGTTGATCCAACTGAATATGATGAGTTAGTTTCCAAAAAAGAAACAGTCTCATTAGTACTTTCAGCTATTTTATGATCTTCAGAAGTTCCATCCGACATTTCCATAGCACTTTGTGGCCAGAATTTCAAACAACATGAATCACATTTGACTTGTGGAGCCAAATTATGAGTAATGTCACATGAAACACTAGACGGATATACGATGGTATTATATACCAAAGGATAACAGCAGTCGTTATCTTCCTGATTGTGATTTAGTTCACAATCGCTACTTTCAGGAAATCTTAGGTTCCTGTCCTCATTATAAATGTTAGCAGTTAATATTTGTCATCTCACGGATAACTACTCCAGTGAGATCATGAAAGATTTCAGTCCAACCTTCTAAGACAGGGCATTCATTGATGGGGGCCTCTTTAAACCCATGCTGTTTATTAACAGCCAAAGTCAATTGTTGTTGATAAGTCTCTATTATTTTATAAGACTTAAATCTATCAACCAAACTTTCCCAAGTAGGGAAAGTACTTCCCTCAATGAAATCTTCAAGATTAGAATCCTTAACAATTTCTCTGAGAATTTTCTTTTTACTTTCAAAAACATCTCTGCCATAGAAAAAATATTCCTGGCATGCAGTTGAGATAATTTGAATAGCTTGATACTCAGGTGAAACACTCTTGGATGCAACACACGTCATAATACTCTTTTCAATTGAATCATGTTCAAGAGGACAAAGATAATTATGTACATCATCACACCATAACCAAGATCGTTTCAAAAAAGATACATCTTTAATATTTATGAATGGTACTGATTCGGCTTCCTTATCGGCCATAGTATATACCACACCAAAATTACTAAGAGTATCAGAAATGAGTGTATGATTAAACCAATCAATCTTTCTTGAAACTCCCATAACGTTATCATCACCATAAGTCATTAAACTAACATTTTCTTTAAATGTTGAGCATTCATGCTTAGGGTTAAGAATGGTATAGCAATATCTCATGTATAGAGCATTAGCTAATCCATTAATGACAACAGTTAAAGGATGTCCAGATGGATTAGATCCATAAAAACAAACCAAATCTCCGTTCAAATTAAAAAGGGGATAAGCAGTATCTACTGATATGCCCTCAATAACTCTTAGATCATCATCTGTGTAACCAGCGGCTTTACAAATATTTGATATTATCTTAAAGGCTGCCCTTATAAAAATAGCGGCCATGCTTTTATCAAATGCTTTATAATCACCTCCAATAATCCGATCACGACCAAATTGTGTGAGATACGAATGTATCTCACCCCATTCAGAGGATTGGGCTATTGTACCAGGTGCAGACTCAAATATAAATCTATTATTTTGGATCAATCTTATAACGGAAAGAAGATACATTCTAACAACTATAGACCAATCCACCGGAGCACCACCAAATACGCGAGTTTTACCCATATCTATCTTTTGATAAGAAGTTGGTTCATCTTTGAGATGTGCTTGAAATATTGGCATATATCTGGTTTCATTATGATACAAATCTATACACTTTTGGACGCGATTCATGACATCATCATCGAATCCAACGGGATCCATAAGCTCACCCCTAGGGGGAACATTATGCATGAAATGTTTCTTGGATTTATTCCAAGGAAATCCCATACTGGTATTACGATTTATCTTATCAACATAACTAACACCAGCTGCTCCATTTATAGCTGTAAAAGTATCATATACTTGAACCTCAGATAATTGTTCTGCTGTGAGTCTTACCAATATGTCATTAGTGAACTCTTTTACACAATTGTCTAAAATATCAGTTCGAAATGTATTAGGTATGTTAACCATATCTAACAGAGATCGTCGCCATGGTAACCATCCTCGCATAACTGGTGCACTGCACTTTTGCTCATAACCGAATTTAGAAGCACTATCAGCTATGACAGTACGACTAACACTAGATCTAGCATTAGAACGATGACCAATAAAGGATCCATACACATCAGCACATCCGTGCTCAATGTATCTAATTGGTGATTTAACATTTAAAGGACCCAAAATATATTTATCAGCATATTCCCCATCCATATTTGGTGAACCAGATTGTATGTTAAATATACCAAAATGCTTTCTAGCATTGTTGTACATATCCTTGGTTATAGGCATACTAATAACATGGGAACAAGCATTTCCTAAAGCATGTATGCCAACTATAACTGGACCTAAAGGGGAAAACACTAACATTATAGCGCCACAATCACCCTCAACAGTGAGTGTTTGTGATATTCCTCTCCAACAACGAGTTGGATTATTAGTCCATTTATAATCAGTTATCATAATATCTCGCACAGGATTGATACTGGTAGACATATCTGTATTACGTTTCAATAATTCTCCAACATATTTACCATCAAATGTGGGGGTTCCCAAAAGATTTGTAATATCTTTTTTAGGAGGTATAGCGGCTATATTAAGAATAGCAATATCCCCTTCAGGAATAAGGAAAATTTGAGTGATATTAATAAGTACCATAACATTTCTGTTTACACCATTATTATCACAACCTTGTTGGATTTCCATCATAAATTGTTCTGATTTGGGTAAAGCATGATGATTTATAGCATATAAAGTTCCACCGAGAGCCAAAGCTCCTGTGTTTCTCCAATGTCCTTCAGTTATTTGCAGTCTAAATCGTAGTAAATTCTTATATAAGGTACTTCTAACAGTTTCCTTAGATAGAGCCTTCCAAGATTTAGAACCACAATCAACATCAAATGACGTAACGCTAAACTCATTTTTATACCAAACATTTTCCTTCTCCACTTTTTGTGGTTCTGGAGATCGTCCTATATGCTCAAGACTAACTTGAGGTTCCAAGTCAGGTGTAGAATCTTTCTTACTCTTTTTTGGCATTAATCTATATGCTGTATAAGCAATAGATACAGTAGCTGTACCAATAGCAAAAATTTTTGCATATTGTTTAAATGGCAATAGGTGATTTTCAACTCTAAGAGCAACTCGTCGTACATAAGATCTTGTAATTTGCATCTGTAAACAGATGAAAAAATCCAAAATCCAATAATATAATGATTTGCATTTAGTGATAAAACTTAACCACATAATGACAAAAATCCACAAGAGAAAACTCTCAGTGTTAGTGTAAGCTTTAGCATAAAAATCTCTTTGAGCTTCAGTAAAATTTTCATTTGCTGATTGTGTTTGAAGACAAGAGCAAGCATACTTAGGTTTATAACAACCTTCGTTTTTGCATACTGAAATAGTTTTCATATCCAATTCGGATTGTGCCAAAGATGCTTGTTGTTTGGAATGGTTCATAGCGGTAGCTCCAAACCAACCAAGATACTCATCAATAGATGAAAACTTTGCTACCAACTCAAGTTTGGCTCGTTGATTTCGAAGCTGATCAGAAGCTGGAACAATTTTTTCAACAGTTATATCCCAAAAATCATCAAATTTACCTTCAGTTCCAATACATTTGGAAGGATCAAGCATTACAGCATTTCTAGAATATTGAGCTTTTGGCATAACATTCACAACCCAAGGTATACGTCTTTGTATAGCCAGAGGGCATGAAAAATAAGCATATGCATTAAGATCTGGTGTATTAGTAGTAGCAATAACTAACTTTGCTAAACATGGTGTTTTGCCCTTATCAGCTAAATCAGCTTGATTAGGTACAAAAGCAACATTATTAACAACATTAATTACTTCTGCCAATGACGGATCAAGTACGCCCAATTTCGGAGAAAGAGATGCAATGTCATCTAATATAATAAACCATTGAGAAGTAGTAAATCCATTCCAAAATTCCTCAGTAAAATTTCGTGTATATTTAAATTCTGAACCTGAAGGTAAGCCTTTTAAATCAGCAAAATATTGAAACATTATGTTAGTTAAATGTGATTTACCAACACTTGATCCACCTGCAAGCAATATGGAAAAAGGAGCTTCCCTATCCCTTTGTGTAGATTTCTTGGTAATATCATTAGCTTTAATCAATTCAAGATCTGCTAACAATTGTTTAATCTTATCTTTCTCAATCTTACCAGCATTAGATAAAAATTGAGTAATACTCTTACCACGTGCGATACATTCATCCAATTCACTTCGAAATGTGAATACATCAAAATTATGTGGTTCAGGATTCGACAAAAATCTTTCTTGTCTTTTAAGCTTAAAAGCTAATGTCACCCAAGCGTCATAAGTTGTAGTGGAGTGGAAAAAGGGTTCAAAACTCTGGGTTTTAATTGCAGACACAAATTGTCTGCAAAATAGGCTCATAGCATCCAATAAAGAATGCCACAAGCCAAATCGCGAAGAATATGATCTTCGCAGTGCTTCTGCTTCAAATTTGGAGTATCCTATAGAATCAAAGGATATACCAAAACCTTCAAGAAGTGAATTTGATAATGCGAACATGAGAAATCTATGCATTTTCTTCATTATCGGTAAATCTACCAATGATGTAGTAAAATCAAGTTTATCACGGAAGTTATCAAAAAACTCTTCCATAGATTGAGGATTAAATTCAGTGTCCTCAGGATCGTGAGAAAACACTTTGTGGAAAAAATCCACCATCCTAGCTGATATGCTACTTGTTAAAGAACATTCAAATAGGGAACTGATAAAAACAGTGATGGCTACAGTGCAATCCACCAAACCATCGCAACGGGAAAGTTGATAAGCAAATAGAGCACATGATTCCATGCGTTTTATCACCTTATCATCTTTAATATCACATGAAGCTAGAACATCTTTCCAACTTGTCATGAGAGACGAAATCCAATCAACATCAAATGATTGCGGTTTTAGTTTATCAATTTCATCAAGCAGTTGTTTCTCTAAAAGAGACAGTGATTGATTACTTAAGGACGTATTACCTGGAAGAAAAAATTTTGGGCGCAATTGGCGCAGAACTGTAATAGCTTCTTTCTTAATCGTTAATTGGTTAGTTGTGTTCATTCTGGTTCTTAAAAGGTGTATTATTTCTCCCGACCGAGGGATATTCATATTTTAAAGACTCTGACTTGTCTACATGGGATTTTCACCTATGTTTGTATTATATTAAAATATAATATGCTAGCAGAGCATCATCCTTACAACGGCAAGGACACTCCTTTACGGAGGTGTACATTTAAGTACTACTAGTCATACATATTTAGATATAAGACCCAATAACATACTAACGACATGGCTACGCCAAAATCAATTAGTTTGGTTGTTTCTTTTTATCCACTTTATTTAAAGTCCTAGGTATTGGACTATACGACACGATATGTATATATAAACATCAAAACACAGACACGCCTTAGAGGATTAGTCATTGTGTTCGCGTAATAGGCGATTAATGATGTCAGAGACATAATTTTAATTCGTTTAAAAACAATAGGTACGAATAGCTTAACTTAATAATAGCTAAAAACCTATTTGACTGATTAATGATTTTGTTATAGCTCTATCATAAAAGAGCAGTAGAAATGGTGTACTTAATTAATGTAGATAAAATTAATGCAAAATGTGCATCTACAATAATCGGAGTAATTGATTGGTTTACGGTCATTTACGAATCAGTGATCCAATAAATTCCGAACCACAAAAAA